TTGAGTGTGCTATTCAACTTACGAATTGGTGCATATGACATTGAAGACATTACAAACGACATGCGTGGTAGCACAATTGATACGCTACGCAGACCTGTTGGATCACCTAGTTCGCGTTCAATATAACGCTGTTTTGGTCCATATGCAATTGGCACATTGACTGTTTGAATAGTATTATTGTTCTGATCAAAACGCTTAATTTGCATCTCATTGAAGAGATTGCCAAACATGATTACATGGCGTCTTAATGTGCCGTGATAAAAATCGTGTCCAAACATTACCACACCCTCGTTTCAGCAAATGGATTCTTCTCTGAGAAATCCAAAATGTCATCGTCATTGATACGCCCTGTGATATAATCATTCTGTGCGGTATCGTCTTTTTCTTCTACCATATTGCTCTCTTCCATCAAGTACCCGCCTTCTTCAGCAAGTAAGGCATCACCATCTTCAGTAAGTGTTCTAGGAACATTGCTTGTAGACAAACTGTAATCTGTTTCAAGTTGATCAACGTCTGCAATATCTGTATTAAGAACTTCGCTAGAGTATTCGTATTTGTCGCAACGCAATTCATAGGTATAAAGTTTACCCAATTGAAAGAGTGTTTCAATATTTTCGACAAACTTAATTTCGAACAAATCTCTTGTAAATGGAAACCAAATTAGATCACCCTCTTTAGGGCGAATGTAGCCAGTATAGTCTTGATCGAAATTTACTTCTTGGCGCAGTAAATCGTTATCTTCAAGTTTAAAATTGTATGAGTACTCAGTCATCAACTTAGGTTGAAGAATCTGAGAGAATCGTTTCTTTGCAACTGTGAATGTCAATGATTCATCAACTTGCAAACCAAACTTAGATATAAAATCGTTTTGTCCCATGTAGCCATCGTATGTCTTGAGATACATTTCAATTTCAATTGCATCGTCAAACTTCATTGATGCGTCTTCTTTAAAGAGCATGTCTAAATTTACATGGGTGCGCGGTAGATAGTAGGCATTAATGCCATATATCTTCATTGACTCAATGATTAAATCTTCCAGTACATTCTGCTCAGTTGCAGTTCCGTACTGATTAAAATAGCGATTACGCATTTGTTTATCCCATCATGTCTGTTACTGGCAAAGAATAAGAACGAATCAAGTCCTCGTCCAGTGCTTTTAATTCATCCTCTGCTTCATCATAGATTTTTTGTCCATTAAATGTTACACCGCCTGGCATTTGTAAACCTTCAAACTTTTTGAGGTTATTGCCCCATTGTTTTTTAATCATTGCGGTAGCATACTTTTTGAGCCAACGATCATTCCATACATCGGTATAAGTGTCTGGATCTAGTAGACGGTAGCCTTCAATTATGATATACTCATCTTTAAGAATCTTTTCACCCCATGCCATATCAATGTAAAGTTTGTTGACATGACGATTGAAACGTAAGCCTTGCTTGCCTACGAACATCTCTTCGGCAAGTGCTACGTTTTGCAAAGCCATGTAGTATGGTGCGAACGGACCGTAGTTAAAAGCAAATAAATCGTTCAGCGCCATCTGATAGCGAATGTTGAAAAGATTGTTGGTAGAGTATGAATTACCAATGTCAAGGATATTGATAACTGAAATGACGTTCTCAGGTATATCTAAATACTTGTTTGCAATGTCAGTTTCGGTTACTTTGTGTGCTAGGTAAACTTTTTCGGTACCATCGTAGTGATAGTCGTGGTAAACTTGAAGTGCGGCTTCCACGCAATCTTCGACCTGCAAATCATCAATGTTGATTTCCAGAACCGGTGCGCCAAGTTGACGGAGGCAGTAGTCTTTAAATTCTTCTCTGGTTGCTGGTTTGTGCGTACTCATTTGTGCCCCTATAAGGTTAATTTCTACCATCTATTTATGCTTTTTTGAATCTACATAGCAATCCAGCGGGCCTATATAATATAAACAACTTTTTAATGAAGGTGAATGAATGAAAATTTTTAGTGTACCATTAAACCCAAAACTGTCTGAAAAGGAATATTTTAACTTTTTAGGCTTTTTGCAGAAATATAAAGACTGGATTTACGATGTGTATTTTACCTCTCGGATCGCACCCTTTCATCAGGATGCAATGGGAGATGTGTTCAAAAATGATGGTGATTATGAACAAGCCATTTTAGCCGCTAGAAATATTCAAGACGCGCTTGGCATACCAATCAGCGCAACATTCAATAATATTCAAGTTCCACCAACGCAAGAAAATCTAGATTTATGGATTGAAAACTTCAAGCCATACTATGATGCTGGCATTCATATTGCTACTATACCGCACACCCATTGGGTTGCTACGGGTCAAATTCAGGAAGCATTTCCTAAGTTGATGATCAAAAATACAATCCTTAGAGATGTTCATACTGCAACTGAAGTAGTGAACCTTGCACAAATAGGATTTCATTACATCAATTTGGATCGTGATCTTATGCGAGACAGAGATGCATTGTTGAGAATCAAAGAAGCAAAAGAATACTGCCACAAAAATGGTATGCCAATTAAACTTAGCCTTCTTGCAAATGAAGGCTGTTTAGGTCAATGTTCATTCATGGTAGAACATTTTGAATACAATAATACAAGAGGCAATGATGCGCCACAGTATTTTAACGCACCATCGAGCCGAGTGAGTTGCACTAAGTGGGAATATCAAGACAACGCATTATCATTGAAGACGGCTAACTTTCCACCATGGCGTGAAGATTGGGTTGAGTTTGTTGAAGAATTAGGTATTGATGTAATCAAGATGCATGGGCGCGAAGCCTCATCTAGATTACTTGAAACAATGGATATCATCAAACGCTTTGCAAATGGTGATGAAATTCTTTTCAATCAATTCGATGATTATATTGCCGACAATAACTTAGAAGAAAAACCTATTGATGTTTGGCGCAAGAAAATTAAAACTTGCAAATTTGATTGCTGGGATTGTCACTACTGCGATAAAATCTATGACAAGAAAGCAACTCAATTTATTACGCCAATCGTTTCTGCAATGGCAGATATTGTTGAAAAGTCTGCTACAGATAATATCATTATCAACATCAAAGGCTTAACAAGCCCTAGAGTGCAAAAGATTATTAATCATACTGCAAAATTTGCAGGCAATTATCTTGAGATTGGTACCGCAATGGGTGCGACACTTGCATCTGCATTGAGAGGTAACACAATTAAAGCATGGGCAATTGATAACTGGTCGCAAACCACACATCCAGAGAATGGTAACTTTGAGATGCCAGAAAACAAATACGAAAAGTTTGCTAGTGCAATTGAACCATATGTACAAGAGAATCATGTTCACGCTATCGATGCTGATTTTCTTCAAGTCAATAAAGATTTGATTGATGAGCCTGTAAAGTTTATGTTCTATGACGGTCCGCACGATCATGAGTCAACAAGAAATGCAGTATTGTACTATGCAGATAAACTTGCCGATGAAGCCATTTTGATTTTCGATGACGCAAACTGGGATGGTATTGTTTCTGGTGCCGATGAAGGCATTAAAAAGGCTGGACTAGAAATTCTGTATCATAAGAAGATTCTTAACGGAATTGAAAGTTCTAAAGATTGGTGGAATGGATTGTATATTGTTGTGGTGAGAAAATGAAAGACGAAATAATTTTCTTTTCTAGTGTTCCGGGACTTGCGGAAGCATTTCCAATTGTTCATGCGTCAAAAATGATGCCAACTTGGATGACAAATGCCTTTAAAGATTTTAAAGATAGTAATAAGGAATTAAAAGAGAATAAGTGGCCTTCAGTCAGAAGATCACATATTGCTAAATGTCCAGGCATTGTTAAATTAATGACTACTGGATATATTGTTCCTTTATGGCACGATGCAGTTATTGAAGTAGATTCGACAAGAGGCAGAGGATTTGAATGGACTGTTCCATCTGAAGCACTAACTAAAGATATTTTTACTAGCAAAGCATTGATTGAAAATCAGCCAGATCATATTTTGAAACATCTTCCTAGAACATGGAATCAATCTAACAATTTTATGAAGATTAACACTCCTTGGTCTGTAGTCGCGCCACAAGGAGTTAAACTTCTTTTTAATCCAATTTCTTATCCAGACAATGCACTATTTGATGCGTCAATCGGGTTTCTAGATACCGATGAATCGACTGAGGTAAACATTCAAGGTTGGTGGAATGTACCTCATGGAAGTCAATTGTTTCCCGCAGGATATCCTTTAGTTCATATCATACCAATTACAGAAAGAAAATTAGAATTAGTTGTGAGAGATGCAAATCAAAAAGATAAAGAGTGGCTAGAAAAGAAAAACTATATCAATTCATATTCATTTGATAGAACTGCTACTTACAAAAATCTTTTTATGAAGACTCTAAGAAAATATTTTTAAGGAATTATTATGGAATACAAAGGAATAACAAACTTTACCAATTACAGATCAAGGGCGTTAGAAACATTCATAACTGCAAATGATGTATTTACTCCAGACGAATTGGATAAGATATGTGAGATTATGTCAAGAAAAGAATTGTTCATGGGACAAGTGGCAATTGAACAAGACGAAGAGATTTTAAAAAATTCTAGAAAATCTAATATCGCTTGGGTTAACCCTGACGAAGAAACAATTTGGATTTTTAAAAGATTGAATCAAGTAATTGAAGATGTAAACAACAATCATTTTAATTTTGTGTTGAATGGTTATGATAGTCTTCAATATACTGAATACAGCGCAAAGTATGAAGGTAAATATGATTATCACATTGATTCGTTTTTAGGTGCAAACCCCCCACCCACAATGATTGAATTTAGAAAATTGTCGTTTACTTTTCTGCTGTCTGAACCAGAAGTTGATTACAAAGGTGGACGAATGGAAATTCTAGTGAGTCATAATGGACCAGCAGTACCAATTATGAAAAGAGGATCAATTATGTTTTTTCCATCATTTTTGTTGCATAGAGTTGCAGAAGTTACTGAAGGAAAGAGAAAGTCTTTAGTTGGTTGGGTTACTGGTCCAAAATTTAGATGAGGTAAAAATGGCATTCAAAGAAGACAAATACGAAATTATTCGAAACGCAGTTCATCCTGAAGTTATTCGTTTTATTCAATTAAATTTTGATATTCACGAATACGCTGGATATACCCACAATCCACCTAACTCTTTGCAAAGATATCCATATGGTGATCCACAATCACCAAACAGTTTTGCATTTTACTCGCCGCTCTATGGCGATAGTCTTCTAGTATATCTCAGAGATATGTTAGAACAAACTGTAAATAAAAAACTCGTTGAGACTTATAGTTATATGAGAATATACTATAATGGAGGAACGCTAGAAAAGCATATTGATAGACCGAGTTGTCAATTCTCTGCTACGCTATGTGTTAAGAAAGAAGTTGACTGGCCAATTTATTTTCAGAAAGAAAATGGAGAAGAAGTTGAAGTGGAGTTAGAGCCAGGAGACTTAGCCGTGTATAGTGGATGTATTTTGCCACACTGGCGCAAGCCTTATACAGGCAAACGCCATTATCAAATGTTCTTACACTACATCGATGCTCAAGGAGAATTTAGTCCTAAACATAAATGGGATGAAAGACGTTCTTTGTGGTTTCCTAAAACACAGCAAATAGCAAATAAAAAGTTTGAAGATTAAACTTTAAGTTTGTAATTAATTCCAAATTCAAGAGTGATTCTGTTAGACTCACTCTTGTTTTCTTTTGTGTTAAAGACAAATGATGATGGAAAAATAATTAGTTCGCCTGTTTTTGGCTTAATCTTATATCTGTCTAGGTTTGGCTTTGGTTGATACGGCAAGTTTCTTGTCATGCCATCTAACGGATGATGTAAAACTAAATCACCACAATTCTCATCTGCTTGAAGATAATAAACTCCATACATTGAATACTTAGAATGATGTGCTTGGTCTGTCATTTTACCTTTAGGGTAAACAACATTCATCCACATTTCAGTAATCACTGGTGTTAAATCATTTCTAAACTCTAATTCATTCCATGCTTCTTGTGTTGAAATTTTAATTTCATCTACTAAAGATTCAAGTCTCGCATCGGTTTGATATAGCACATTACTTGGGTGAGATGATGATCCACCATCGTCAATATTATATGTTTCTCCAGTAACTTCAGTAGATAGTTCTGAAATTAAAAGTGGATCAACTTTAGCGTTTAAGGTTTTGTGAAAAAAATTCACAGTAAACATTGTCTCAATCATGATGACTCCTAAAAATCAAATTAATAATGTTGGTGTTGATAAATTGTATTGTTCAATTATCAAATCGGTAGTTTGAGCGCCCAATTTAGTGTGAGCAATCTTTCCTAATTCTGTTACAGTTGTTGCAGATTCAATTTCAGATAATACTGAATTTACAATTGAAGTGTATTCTTCAGCGAATTGTTCACTTAAATTTTTCAATCTTTCAGTTTTTCTAACATTGATTGCCCAACGCCAAACTTTTTTTGTGTACTGAAGTCCTAATTCATTTTCTTCATCGGTAGGATAGTAATTGAATTTTTCATAATCACCATAGTTTCTACTTCCGGGCGGTGATTCTAAAGTTGTGTTTTCAGTACCTTTGATTACTTTGATATAACCACGAACATTTAAATAAAATTTATAACTTCTTGTGTATTCAGTTTCATTAAGAATCATATAATACACACTCTGTAAAAATTCTGCGCCTTGTGTAGATGTTGGGTCTAATACTCTTACGCCATCGGCGCGCATAAATGGCATAGAAAATTTAAATGGTAGATAAGTGAACGCCTGATTTTCCCAATCAAAGGGAAGGCTTTTAGGTACAAAAAGAACAATCATTTTATATTACCAATGTTGGTGTTGTTAAATTGAATTCTTCTACGATTGCAGGAGGTGCCTGCATACCAAAATATTTATGTCCAACTACAAAAATGTCTTTCATTTCTGTTGCGTTGACAAGTTGAGTTCTAACAAAATTAGTGCTACTTTCATATTCGCTTCTATTAAAGTCATCAAGTATTTTTTTAACTCTATCAACTCTCAAGTCGAACATCCAAAGAACATTTTCTTTTGTGAAAGAGAATGCTTTTGCTTTGTCTTCATCAGTAAGATAGTATTTAACTTTGGTAAGCATTCCAGCAATTTCTTCTTTTGATGAAGTAATTTCTAGTGTAGAATTTTCAGTACCTTGCGTAACTTTGACATACCCACTATAATTCATAAAAAACTTAATAGTTCTTGATGATTCTTCTTCAGTAATTTCTTTATAGTCAACCGCAGAAAAGTCAAAAGAATTATCTACATCCGCAACAAACCCCATCATAAATGACGTAGGAATTCTTGATCCTGTATATCTAATGTTAGGGTCTTCGTAATTGAAGACTAAATTTTTTGGAACAAAAATGATTTTCATTCTTTAACCTTTTCGTGCCCTAATAAATTGTTATAATTTTTTTCTTGTGCGGTAAAAGACAAAATCTCTGTAAGTTTAACATCTTTGTCTTTGTATGCTAGATTGAGTTGGCCTACCGCTTCGTTTCTTAAAAAGCCCATTGCGCTTTCAAGTCTAGTACCATAGTCTGTTGCAAGAAATAAAACTTCTGCTTGATGATTTTTATCAAGCATTGCGATAGCATCTAGATTACCTGAACCAATTCTTCCGGCGGTTGCAATTTCCATAGCCGCTTGCTTTGCTAGTCTTGCAGTCCACAATTCTCTTTCGAGAATTTCTTCTTTAATTGGATCGCTTAAACATTCTAATAGCAAAGTTCCATCTGGCAATCTTCCTTCTGGAGAGTTATTAAACTCATCA